ACCATCAATTGCTACTTTTAACTTTCTGGGTAATGAACGAATAGGATTATTAATCAGTAATTGTGTATTAGCATTTCCTGGTTCAATTGGTGTATTATACATTCTAGTAGTACCAGATTGAACAAATTGTGCTTTACGAAGTTTGAATGATAAGTCTTGATTCTGGCTTGCTGTCCATATTGTACCATTCTGAGATTTAAATAAACTACCACCAAGATACTGCTTAGATACCACTACATTTTGAACATCAGGTAATTGTGTTGTTTTGACTGATTTTTCACCCATTGTCGCACACCACATAGTGTACTTATCAGATGATGCTGATAAAAATACTAATGCAAATTCTTCAAATGGTGGTAAATATACTGGTGATTGAAATCTAAATGTAGTTGGCACAGAAGCATCATTTGAAACATTAATATAGTCTGGACTTACAGTAATTTCACAGAAATCTTGCACTAAATTTTGAGTTGGAGTGCCCAATTCCATAGTTCTTAATTGAACTGTTAATTTAGCATTTGGATCTTTAGATGCAAAATAAACATCAAATGAGGTTAAAAATGCACCTGATTCATCAACTGTAAATGACTGGCATAAAGGATCTCTTCCACCTGACTTTCTAGTTCCTCTTTTCTTACCTCTTCTCTTCTTCGCCATCGCTTTTGCTTTGGCTTGTCCTGCTGCTCGTCTTCTTCTTCTTTTTATTACTCTTCCCCATCCACCACCTCTTCTGGAAGTAAAAATAGATGTCTTACCAACTTGTTCTTCAGAAGTAGTTGTTTCGTCTCTGACAGTTACAGTAACTTCATTTTCTCTTGCTGGTGGCATAGGTGGGTTTCTTACCTGAACCACAAAATTATTTTGAGTTAAAATAGTACCAGTTCCAAGGAAAGTTCCAGTAGAACTACTTAACATTGCCAAATCACCAGGTAGTGGGATAGTTCCATCTGGTTGAGATGTTACTTTAAATGTTTTTGTTCCCGTTGCAAATAGAGTGGGTGGTTTTGGTATTTTATTTGCATTTCTAAAGAAGAATGCTCCAATTACATCTCCCCAATTATCTGAGATTAATGTAGTGTTAGTTACCGTTGCTACAGCACCACTTGATTTACCAGTTAATTTTGCACCTTTAATTAAATATCCAAAATATTTTTCGTTATTAGCAAGTCCAATTACATCAGTATTAAATAATCTTGATGTAGCGGAATAAGTTGCTGATGGTGCTGGTCTTGTGCGATCATATGGATCAATTATGTACTTTTCAACAAGCACATTAGGTGTTCCTAATGATGATTGAACTTCTGGTCTATTTTCATCACCATACTTGTGATTTGGTTCTTGAGATCTAATTAAACCAATTTCTTTTCCATTTAATTCTACCTTCACATCTTCAAATACAGAAAATGTACCAGAATTCATTTCAATTTCAGTTAATTTAGGAACTATATCTGGAATACCACTATCTAAGAAATGATAGTGATTTGTGAGAGGTTTTAAACCACTAGCGTAAAAAGCAACGTTCCTAGATCTCATAAATGGATCTACTGTACTTGAAGATTTGCAACATTCAACAAAATCCTTTTCTTCTGATGGTCCCACTAAGGTATTTGTAAAACTTTTTTCAATTCTACGTGTGACTTTTGTTGTTTTAGTTACATTTGTTTTAGTAATCTTTTGATATCCACTAGTATAAGTATAAGGTCTTCCTCTAGAAACAGTAGTTTTACCTCTAGTTGCTGTATTTGAAACTATATTTGTACTTTCTACCCATCTTGCACCAGTTGATTCCACTCTTATGTTATTCACATATATTGTTCTTGTCCAATTATCAGATGGAGGATCTAGTGTTACCAAACCTGAAAAAGCAACAACATTAAATGGGTTTACATTTTCTACTTGTGTTGCTTGAGGTTGTTCTAACCAATCTACTTCTTTATAATCTAATGTAATTAAATCTCCAGTCTTCTTGCAATTTGAATCTAAAAGTTCTAAATTGGAATTCATATCTGCAGATTTTACATCAATTCCAGTATTTAATGCAAGTTCAGGATTCATTGACCAAAAATCAACAGAAGATATTAACTCTTGATTTCTTACATCAACATCACATTTTGAACCACCTTCAGGACTAAAATCAATAAAATTTCTATCTTTAAAATCATTTACAACAAATCCAGTTTTAAATCTGTTTAAACCATTTGCATCTTTTACTTGGAATGATTTTGTATCTAATTCCAATGAACTTAGTGATGTTACTTGCTCTAAGTTTTGAATTCTTTTTTCAAGTGCACCAATATCACGCATCGTAAATCTACGATTATCTTTCATTCTAATCTCTGCATCTCTTATATCATACAAATATGGTGGTAAAAGTATTGTTGCAATTTCCATTGCATCACTATTAACTGAAGGTTCGATAGGATTTTCTGCAGGTTCTCCTACATACACCTCCATACCTGAATCGTGATTAACAATCAACTTATCAATTCTACCAACGTAATGACTAAGACCAAGTAATGCACTTTCATTTGGAGTGATTATATATGGGTTTGTTGACTCAAATGCTCTGCTTGTAAATGCAAATGGAGAAGCTCCACCACCAGAATATACAAATGGTGATACTCTTGGTCTATAATCAAGAATATCTGATGCTGGAATTCCAGATACAATAGGAATATCTTTACCATATCTTTCTTTTGAATATGAATTTACTGTAAAGAAATCTCCACTATTTCCACTTGCTACTTGATATTGATCAAATATAATTAAAAGTTTTTTAGATGGAACTGCAGACTTAGCATTTCTAATAATTTTAGAATAATCGCAATATTGATCCTTATGACCTTTATCTAATATATAATTACTTGTTCTATCAACGAAATTACCAACAGTCACATCCTGTAAAACAGTCTCTATAGATGACTCATTAAAATTAATAACTTCTCCAATTGTAAATCTGTTATCATTTAAATATACAAAATCCACAGTATTCGCAGTGCGACTTACAATTTGTCCAATTGCACGACTATCCTTACCCTTTATTTGTTCACCAATTATGGTACTTGCATTTAATGATAATCCAGATACAAAGGTTAGTTTATCTAAAACTGGTGTATTTGTATCTTTAGATTCATAAACAGCACATACTTTTACAACATCTGGAACATTTAATGATATTTCTTCATCCTCAACTCTTAATCCATAACCTCTACTATGACTTAACCCATTAAATGGTGTAGCAACACCTCTAGTTCTTGTAACTTCAAGTGTTTGACTTCTTAAGTAATCTTTTGATTTACTTGCGATTCCAAGTTTTTTAAGTGTTACATTTACAGTTGCATTACCAGAAGATTTAGATAAACCATTAAATGTTATAGTACTTGCATTATTTGTAATTGAAACTTGATCTCTTCTTAACGGTTCTGTTGTACCATCACTATAATGGATTGAGTATCTTTCTGTATCATATGGTTCAAAGAAAACACTTGTAATTCCAACTGAAGTTGTTAAACCAACTGAAGAGTTAAATGTTATTGTATTACTACTAATATTTGTTGGAGCACCAGTTATTTGTTTTGAAATGGTTAAATCTGAACTACCGAAATCAACAATCTCAACATCTGATTTTGGTAATTGAGCATAGATTCCAGATTTTTCAAGATTTAAAACTCTAGGAACTTTGACTCTAAATGTTGATGATGTTGTTTTATTTGTTGCAACGGTTCCTCCAACATTTATACCAGATACATCAGTTGTTGCAGCTAAAGTTAATGTTTTACCCTCGGTAGATATGTTTGTTACCTGATTATAAACGGGAACCGATCCAGAACCATCACTGAATGATATTATTGAACCTGTTTGTATACCGACTTTCCCTGCAAAATTACGATTAGTTGCAGTTGCAGCAGTTCCTACAATATTAATTTGATCAGTTAAAGAAAAACCAGGTAATACACGGTCATATAAAACTGTATCAGCACTAAAATCAGATAATAAACCAGCATCGATTCCATTTGCATCTTGGAAAACTGATTTTATATCATCAATTGTGTATGCTAATATTTCTTTTACAGATGGTTTTTCATATCCATTTGATCTTTCATTAATTACTAATTGCTCTCCAACAATAAATTTTCCTGTTGTTTGAGATACTACTATTTCATTAACTCCTGTTGCACCACCATCTTGAGCAGCAAAACCTTGAGCACCACTTGAAAGACCTCTGATTTTCATTCCTTTTACTACACCTGATGATGTAAAAGGACTACATTTTAATACAGTAAATGTTTGAATATCATAAAGATACAAGTCAAAACTAGATGTTGCATCTTTGTAAGTATCATCAGTTAGAGAATAAAAGTAAACTCTTGCTGAACCTACGTGAGCACCAAAAGCACCATTACTTCCTCCTTTTCGACTTCCTCGAAGTTGAATAATATTTCCTGCTGTTCCTCCAATACTAACAACAGGAGTTCCTTGAGCATTGTTTACCCTTATCAAACTTCCCATTTCAAAGGGAACTGATATTCCTCGAACGTTTTGAACATCTCTTGGTTTTAAAACATCCATTACTGATGTAGTAGATAAATCTACATCATATCCTCTTATATAAGCTTTACCTGGTAATGTTTTAATACACATAATATCATCAGAGGGCACATTACCGTCATCAGTTAATCTGTCATCAGTAAATAATCCATCCTGATCAATTTCATTGTTAAGTGAATTTTCAATATTCACTTGGAATGGTTCGACAGAGTAATCACCCGATTCATCATAAGTTCTTTTTGCAAAATATCTTAAAATCTCAGCATAGAGTGTATTATCTCGTATCTTTCTAATTGATCCTTCATCAAGCTTCATTAATTCTACGAAGTTTGTATCATCGTAGTCAGTCAATGCCTTTTTAGCAAGTTTTACTGATATCTTAAATCTATCTGCACCAGGTGCAGCGAAGTTTGTAAATCCTTTTGCGTTATCGTATAATGAAGAATCATCATTTGAATTTATAATTTCTTCGGATACATCAAAACCAACTCTATATGATGCATCGATAGAATATGGATCTAAAATTATTAATGAAGATGGTACATCAACAAAACTTCCACGTATAAAATATATACCAGCAGTTACACCAAATGCAGAACCAACTGCAGTAGCATCTTCTGATGCTAATGTCAAAATAGTTTCACCTATTGTTATTGTAGTGTTACCATATGTTAATGGTTCCTCTAATACTAAAATTTCACCATCTGGGAATGAAGTACTCTCACCATCAGTTCCAGATTGTTGGTATTTTAAAAAAATTGTTATTTTATCTACACCCTCTGCAGGAGGTAATATAAAATTCTTTATTGTTGCAACTATTCCTGATGTCTGACCTCTTACTCTTAATCCTTTACCATCATTCGCTGCTATAATATTGTTTAAATAAACAGAAACATCAATGCCAAGATGTGTGTCATTTACTTTTGCAGAAAAATATGTGTTATCATATTCAATAGAACCAGGTATAACCACTGAACCTTCTTTAAACATATGCTTACCGAAAGATTCAACCTGATTTTGTAAGAGAGACTGTAAACCAGTTAACTCCCTTGCCTGTACTGGATATCCAGGTTTAAATAGTATTTTGTAAAATTGATCATCCTTATTAAAATCATCATAGTAAGGTGATATATTTAAATTAGTCTTTTGTGGCATTTTTAGAATTCGAGTATGATTTTAATATCTTCCTTTTGACGGGAGTTCCTAACAATCAAAGGTCTATTATCTAGGTAAACTATTTCTCCTGACCCTTTATTTATCTCAGAATTAGATAGTCCTGAAATAAAGTTCACTCCCAAGTTAATTAGTTTGTTACCAGTGGGATTTGTTGTAATACCTGAAAAGTCACGAGAAATTGCACCTGCGAAGAAAGAGGACTTACCTTCTATGTTATTTGCCCCTATTTGATTTTCAAAATCATAAATTCTACCAGCAGTTGAAATACCAGCATAATCAGTATGATCATAAGTTGTTCTATTAAAATTAAGAGAGCGATCTCTAAAATACTTTAATACTTTAGTTTCTGAATCATATGATGCAACGTAACCAGTAGAAACTTTACCTGTATTTGGAGATACTGTTAATACTTGTTTGATTTCCTCACCTACTTGTGGAACACCACTCACAGTATCAAATTTAACTGCTTTCAATGAAGAATATGTATTATCAGTATAAGTTACCGCTGTTCCTACTTTAGTAGGATTTTTTACCACTCCAACTTGAGCGAACTTTGTATCAATTGGAAAATCTTTTGTTGAATCATCAAATCGAGCATAAACAATAACTCTATCAGTCCCTAATTCAGTATACACATCTGAACCGTGTCCTAATCCAGGTGGAATGATAGGAATAAGTTTTGCACGACCAGTTGAAGTACTGACACCACTACTCAATGTTCCTAAATCAACAATACCATAACTATAACCTTTTCCACCAGCACTTACTACAGCATCTGTTA